GCGCTTACCATCGACCCGTCTGACGAATTGGCTCGCCGCATGATCCCGATCTACATCATGCCGGAGGTAGCCAGGCCGGAGCTGCGCACCGACTTCTATCATGCCGACCTCGTGGGCTGGACTCGAGAGTATCGCTCAGAGCTGATCTGGTCGCTGTGCGTCCTCATCCGCAATTGGGTTGCCAAGGGCATGCCGGACGGCTCGAAGAAGCTCGGCTCGTTCGAGGATTGGGCGCGTGTGACGGGCGGCATCCTTGAGGCGGCTGGCATTGGTGGCTTCCTGGAGAACCTCGCGAGCTGGCGCAGCCTGTCGACGTCCTCCAACCAGGACGACATCGAGGTCATGGCTGGGCTGATCAAGGAGATCGGTATCGACAAGCACTTCAAGGCAGGTGAGCTGTTCGACGGCATCTATGATGAGGCCACCGGTAACTTCGACGTCGATGTCCCGATCCGTGGGCGCGACAAGCACACGCTCAAGACCCAGTTCGGCAAGTATCTCGGATACCGCAAGGGCAAGATTTACGAGATCGGAGGCAAGAACGTGAAGCTTGAAGCGACCGGCATCACCGGAGGATCGGTGCGCTATCGGTTCGCAGAAATGGGCAAAAGGGTGACCGACAAGATGGCGAACAAGACCAAGATGGAGGCCCGCCTGGAGAAGAGCACCCAGGATGAGCGACAGCTAGAAACCGCATAACACTCAAAGGGCGCCTTCGGGCGCTCTTTTTCGTTCTGGGTGTCGGACGATCACTTAGGCGGAATGTCCACACGTTGATGCTTGATGGACGCCTGTTTGATGCTTACCCCACCTGAAATGGCAGTCATCGAGCGAAAATAGGGGGGTAACCAGTTGGGGTAGATTTTCGTTAATTTCGATGAATGTCGTTTAGTTTCAATAAGATGCGGGAGAAATGAGGGGTAAAGAGGGGGTGAGGGCTAGGGGGTCCCTGCTCCATACGTATAGAACGTTTATGTGCATGCTGCTTGTGCCTTGTGCGGCCCGACACTCTTATAAAAGCACTGATTTATCAGCATAAAAATTTATAATCTCTATAAAAGAGATATAACCCAACTACCCACCTTTACCCCCTACTATCTTTAATATGTCATTGTAATTATTGAATTTATTGAGTGTTTAAGAACCCCAAATTTACCCACCTATTACCCTACTCGACCCCCCGCTCCTAAAGAGTCACCCACCTCGCATCGAGTGTGGCAGGAATGGGCACCCCACCGAGACCGGCGATAAGCGATTGATTTTGTTTGATTTTAGCCGCTTTGAGTGTTGAGTGTGGGGGCAGAATGCGGCGTTCAGTGTCAGAAATTGCGGCGGGAGTGTGAATTTAGTTGACATGTGGGATAGAGAATGCGACAAGGAAGACAGAAATGCTGTCAACCACATGAGAGGAGTCATCATGTCCGCAGTGCCCACCAGCAACTACCGCTCGATCTCGACCCCCGAGACCGCCAAGCTTATCCGCGCCCTGATGAAGAAGCGCTTCCCTGAGGTGAAGGCCAAGGTTCACTCGCATCGCTATGCCGGTGGTTCCTCCATCGACGTCAAGGTCGACTTCGAGCGCAGCGACAACCCGGAGCGCTGGGACGAGATCATCGGTCTCCTCGACGGCTTCTCCGGTCAGGGCTTCGACGGCATGATCGACATGACCTTCTACAAGCACTCGTGGCTCAATCCGGACGGTACCGCCACCCTCGCCAAGCACACTGGCACCCAGGGCAGCGGCGGCAGCTATGAGGCGGTCGACAACCCGGCGCCGGACGAGAAATCCGAATTCGTCCACTTCCACGCCAACCACGTCTTTCTTTCCTACGATTGGAGTTCTGCCCGATGACCGAGACCTTGAAGCGCTTCAGCGCAGCCATCGCCCGCCTGGGCACTTCCCTGGGCGTCGAACCCCACCAGGAGACCTTTACCGAGAGGGTCTCGCCGGAGCGGGATGATCCCGGCACCGTGATCCATTTCGAGGGGCGCATGATCGCTCAACGGGCGCCCAATGGTGAACTGACGTTCCTCGAAGACATCCGGCGCGACGAGTTGATCGCTGCCAGCGACCAATTCCAGCTTGAAGCCTGGGAGAAGGAGAACGAGCTGACCGAGGAGATCGAGCGCCTCAAGGCTCGCGTCCAGGAACTGCTCGAAGCCAACGTCCGTTTTGAGCGGGAAGCCCGCAAAGCCAAAGCCTGGTCCAAGCACCTGGAAGCCAACACCCTGGTGCTCAGCTCGATGCTGAACCTCGCCTATGAGAAAGGAAAGATGCTTGAGAAGAAGTCCGGAATGCGGATCACCCCGAAGGAACAGCTCGCCGCCAAGTCTGGTGCGAATGTACATCGCGCTGACGGTTAGCGCCTTCGGAATGCTGGCTTACGTCATCCTCGCCTGCTAGGCACAAGTGAGCCACAAGGTCAAGAATTTTGACCAAGGATAGTTAATGTGACATAATGGGCGCCAAAATTAACCTTGGTGCCCATATGTCGTTTACAGTAGCAGGAATTGACCCCGGCAAGACCGGCGCGATCACATTCATCGATCCAGAAGAGCACACGCTCGAAATCTTCGACATGCCCGTGCGGCAGCTGAAGGACGATTCCAAGCGCTCCGAAGTCGACGCCAAGGCGCTGTTCGACATCTGCGACCCCCGCAACATCAAGCATGGCTTCATTGAAGAGGTCTGGTCTCGTACCGGCGACGGTAACGTGGGCGCCTTCAATTTCGGTGACAGCTACGGCACCGCCAAGACCGTTCTGCTCGCCTACGACATCGAGCTGGTCCGCGTCCTTCCGAACGTCTGGAAGAAGAACATGCGAGCGCCCAGGGACAAGACCCTGTCGCGCCAGCGAGCCGTTGAGCTATTCCCTGCAGCCAAGGACCTCTTCAAACGAGTGAAGGACGACGGTCGAGCCGAGTCCGCAATGATCGCGCTCTACGGCTGCTTCTCCCTCGGATTTGAATTCGCCCGCCCGCTCACATTGATCGGAGGGTCGAACTGATGCCAGCTCTCGATAAAATCCGTTGGGAGAACTACGCCCGCAACCTCGCCAAGGGCATGACCCAGGCAGACGCCTATGAAGACGCAGGTTTCACCCGGTCGAAGCAGGCAGCGTCAGCGCTTGCCAACAACCCTGTGATCCTTCAGCGGGTCGAGGAGCTGAGAACTGAGCGCGAGCGCATCCTCTCCGGCCCCACGGTCTTTGACGAGGACGCAGACACCGACAACGGCGAACCCCTGGTCGAAGTCACCATGGAATGGGTGATCGAGCGCCTGGCGGCGAACGTCGTTTCTGCTCAGTCCACCGGCAACCATAGCGCTGCAAACAAGGCCCTCGAAATGCTGGGGCACCACCTCGGTCTGTCGTTCAGCGACAAGAAGGCGCCATCCGGTGACGAGGGCAAGCCTGGCAGCAACCTGGGCAGTGGCAACACCTTCAACATCCTGTCGCTCACCGAGGGCTTGAAGCAGCACGCTGCCGCCCTGGAGCAGATGCCCATGAAGGACGTCACCCCCGAGGATGATGGCTGATGGAATTTGACATCCGCCCACATTCCAAGCGCCGTGCGATCCGAGAAATCCTCTCCACCCTGGACAAGCACCGCAACAAGGTCGAGCGCTGCCTGGCTCGCGGGATGCCGATCCCTACCGACACGCTGAAATACTGCGGCTTCCTCAACGTCACCGAACCGAACGCGCTGCTCAATGCGATCAACATGTTCCATGATCAGTATCAGGCGGCATATTTCGCCGAGCTGAGAGCGCTCGCCCGCAATGACCTGACGGCCTTTGCCGAGTACATGAACCCGGATGAACCCCCGGCGCCTCACCATGTGTGGATGTGCGACCGTCTCATGGAGATGGAGAGCCGCGAAATCCTCCGCATGTTGATCTCGATGCCGCCAGGACATGCGAAGTCGACCTATTCCTCTCGCCTGTTCCCCGCCTGGTACATGGGGCGCAACGTCAAGCACAAGTACATCCAGGCCGGTCACACCACCAGCTTCTGCGAAAGCGAGTTCGGGAAGAAGACTAAGGCGCTGATCGACACTGAAGTCTTCCGCGACGTCTTCCCAGACATCTTCCTCGCGGTCGACTCCAAGGCTGCGGGTAACTGGTCACTCGCCGGTACCGGTGGGCAATATCTCACCCGTGGCGTCGGTCAGGGTATCTCAGGCTTCCGTGCTCACTGCGCCGGAGTTGACGACCCGTTTGCCTCTCGTGAAGACGCGGAGTCTCAGACGATCCGCGACAAGGTCTTCGACTGGTTCTCTGCTGACTTCACCACGCGCCTGCTGCCAAACTCTCCGATGTTCGTCGTTGCCACCCGCTGGCACTCGGATGACCTTTGCGGTCGCATCGAAGACATGAACCGGCAGGGCAAGGGTCTTCCCTGGGAGATCATCAATCTCTCGGCGATCTGTGAGGACCCAGAGACCGATGCAATGGGGCGATCACACGGCGAACCTCTCTGGCCTGACTTCTACACTCATGACCACCTGATGAACCTGAAGGCCACGCTTCCACCGCGTGACTGGAATTCGCTGTACATGGGCAAGCCCGTGGACGAGGAAGGCGGCGTCATCATCGGTGAATGGCTCAAGACCTACGACATGCTACCAGGGCACAACAGCCGCAAGCGCACCGTGGTCTCGGTCGACTCCGCTATCAAGGCAAACCAGCGAGCTGACTTCAGCGCCATCGGCGTCTGGATCGAGGACTTCGATGGATTCCACCATCTTGCTTACATGCACCGTGCCCGAGTGGAATTTCCCCAGCTGGTCACGCTGATCGAGAACATCGCCGTCACCTGGGGCGCCGATACCATTCTCATCGAAGACAAAGGCTCCGGCACCCAGTACGTTCAGACACGCGCCAACAAGGCGCCGTGCCCGGTCATCCCTCTATCGCCAAATAACAACTCTAAGGAGTTCCGTCTGGACGGTGTTGCTCCGCTCTTCCAGGCTGGCAAGGTATTGCTACCCAAACGTGCCGAGTGGCTTCCTGACTATACCGCCGAGCTGCTGGGTTTCCCCAACGCCAAGTATGACGACCAGGTCGACGTTACTTCGCAGTACCTCACCTGGGCACGTGTCAGCACTAAAAGAGGCAACGTGAAGCTCCAGGGTAAGTCCAAAGGGAAGGGCCACAGAAATTCAGTGATCGCTGAAATTGAGGCTCAGTTGGAAGAAATTTCTAAAAGGGCGAAGATGGACCCATTGGCTCAAGCACTGGCCGCAGCGGGCAGAAATTAAATTCAAAAATTTAGAAAATTTTAATTCTGAATTAATGCTTGACAAAATTCTGAAACTGTGAAGCAGAAAACTGTAAGAAAACGTACTGTAAGAAAAAGACAGCCGATTTCTGTAAGAGATAACACTCTGGAATCATTGCGAAATTCGGATTGTGTAAGAGTATGTGCTTTTTCTTACAGTTTGAGGACGCCTTATGGCACAAGGGCTTGCCTGAAATGGTCAAGAATCTGTCCTGGGACCCCTTGATTTCAGAGACCGGGGACCCTGCGATTTTCTTGACCGGGCAGGGACCCTGGAGGATTCGCGACTGGGGTGGGGTCGGAATACAATTCTAAGGATTCTGGCATCCGTAGAATCCATGCCAATTGACTAAAATACATCATTCTGTTTGAATTATAACGATTCCTGAGATCGCTATTGATTTTGGGAGGGGCTTCAGGTCCACCGGATCAGCCTGGTTGAAGAAGATGCTCTTGACCGGATAGCGCTTGCTGATCGAGCGGGCATCACGCCTCTTTGAGGGTGAGATCGGACCCATTAGGCACAGAAAGCCGTTGTCCCTGGCTAGTGCAACCAGGGAGCGTCCAGCTTCAAGTTGTGCAGATGAAGGAAGCAGGGCGGTGGATGTTGATTAGGAGTCGCCAGTCCACCGCCCCAGCCCAAAGCCGGTTAAGGCCTCAGACTTAATCCGGCATATACTCACCAATCGCTGGGCCGTGCAATGCCTGTGAACTCATGGTTCACTAATTATACGGGCACAACTACAAGCTATCGGTGCGATTACAGCCCCGGTTTCGATGCTCATCACCTGTCCTGAATAGTGCTGCAAGTCCTATTCACCAGGACATATCACGACTCCGAGGAAACTCTCCCTTAGGGTGCATGGGAACACCTCAGCACTCATGAATATTTTTTCATTGGATAGCCCAGGGAAGGGCGCCTGACACTCCCGGCGCCGAGCACCAGGCCTGGACACTCAACACGCCCACCAGGCGCCCTGACACTCGTCCAGGCGACCGGCGCAACACTCATCGAGCAGGGCGGTTTTTATCGAGCTGAGCGGTTTTTATCGAGCTGAGCCATTTTTACTCATCGAGCCGCGCCGATTTTTTATCAAGACGCGCCATTTTTTCTATCAAGAGCGCCCGATTTTTTATCAAGGAGCTTGATTTTTTCACCAGGGCGTGTTTCGGTACAGATCGAGGCAGATTAAGTATTTAAATCAAATGCGAGATCAATTTGAATCAAATTCGAAATAGATTTGAAATAAGATTGATTCAAATTTGATGTAAATGCACCCTATTAACCATACCTGTTAAGGTAAAGAATTAAGGTTAACGCGGGGTGGTTAAAAGTTAAGGTTAACGCCTTCCGCCCTCGTCTTAACGTTTCATTAACCCTACTAATTAAGGTTAACGCCCGCGACCCGCTGCGCGGCTCCGCGTTAACCATATTCGTTAACCATAGGATTCAAGAGGTCAAACATTCTGACTCTCGCTGTTGACCGCTCCTTTAATATGCATCATATGGATCATATTAACAACGCAATGGAGTCGTCATGTTGAACGCAAAACCCGCTCAAATCCGCGCATTGATCGAAACTGCAGGATCGCGCTTTATCAGCGTCGAATTCGTGAAAAAGTCCGGCGAGCTGCGCAAGATGCTTGTAAACCCGGCAAGGCTGGGCGCCGTGGTACGTTCTGAGACTTTCGACAAGTCCGAGTCTCATGTTCGTGGGGCTGCAACGCGCAAGGCGGCAAATCCGCACCTGTTGAACGTCTGGGACGAGATCGCGGGAGGGCCGAGGACGATCAATCTGGACACTTTGACTCAAATTAAGGTCGATGGAGTCCATTATACACTTAATTAACCTTGTGACAGGGGAGGTCAGAAATACTGACTTTCCCTGTTGCCAAATCCCGGCAATGTGCATTATATAGATCATATTGAAACGGCAAACAAGGAACAAGCCAATGAACGCTTCCACTGAGTATCGCATCTGCTGGTCCCGCTTCTATCGCGGTCAACTGACCTTTCTGGTCGTTGTCAACGGCAATTACCGTTTGATGATCCACCAGGACACGCTGGGGCTTTAAGCCCCGGCAACACTCAACAGGAGTCGCCACCCATGGAAGAATTCGACGCGCAAACCCTCATTAATTCCGGACTCGCTTGGAAGCTGGAAGGCTCAATCGGTCGCCAATGCATGGCGGCAATCGAATCGGGTGTCTGCATGCTGGGACACTCAGACCACTATGACTATTGGGGGAATCACGTACCAAGCCGCGACCAGGTGCAAGCGGGCACCAAAGGAAGTTTCGACTATGTCGCCGAGCGTATGGGCTTGGATCATGCCGAGATGCAGGCAGGAAAGGAATAAAAGCAATGGCTAAATTTCAAGCTGCAGTCGACATCTGGGCAATCGATCAACAGGCGCGGCAACGCCTGCAAATCGGACAATGGGTTTATGCCGGGGATCGCTCCAATCTGGGCCGTTGGTACGGCACCAATGGAAGAACGGACGTGGTCGCATGGCTGGGCAATGCCCGCGCATGGAAGGGCAAGAGCGGCGGAATCCGGGGCTATTTCGCCACCATCCGCGCCTATGGCCGCAGCATCACAAACCTGCATCGCGTGGCCTTGCACCTGCAGCAGGGACGCCGAGCGCCGTTAACGGGCTGTTAACCTTAGGTTTGGGGAGGTCAGAAATTCTGACATCCCCTGTTGCCTGCCCGCTCAATATGCATTATATAGATCATATTGAAACGGCAAACAAAGGAGTCGCCGCAATGTTCAACTTCCTTCCTTTCTTCCGCAAGCCAGCCCCTAAGGCAGAGATCACAGATCGCCGCTGGGCAATGGTCACGCTCGACCGCAAGGAAAAGGTAATCCGCGACTCGTTCGTTGCCACCGTCGACCGTACGTCCTTCACGTTCTCGCGCTAACAGGAGTCGCGCCTATGTCTATGTTTCTTGCTCAAATCGTGGAGTTGCCCCTTAAAAACCGGACAGGATCAGGTTTCTGT